TTACCACAGGAAGAAATCGTAGAATTTATTAATAATTTACCAAAAACAGAATTTGATAATTTTTGTGAATTTTTTAAAGTTATGCCAAGATTAACATATAAATCAGAATTTAAAAATCCAACAACAGGAAAATCGTTTCCTGTGGAGGTGACTGATTTCAATAATTTTTTTATCTTATGATGAGCATGGAATCCTTGGAATCCATGTACAAAAATAATTATTGTTTACTTGAAAGTGAAATTTATAATCTTTCCGATCTTGAAAATATGTTGCCATGGGAAAGATACATTTATATAAATTTGTATATTAAGAGTACAAAAGAAAAAGCAGAAAGAATGAAACGCACATCTAATTAAAGACTGCAACAATGGCAAAAAAAGATCAAAACCAATCAAAATTATCTAAAATTTCTGGCGAATTGCCAAATGATAAAAGAGATAGACAATCAAAGACAGATTCCACAAAAAAATTGTTGGATTATGTCTCTGATGCTTTGCCATTGTTACAAACTTTGATGAAAGATTTTTCAAAGCAATCAAAAGATGCACAAGATAAAATTTTAAAAGAACAACAAAAATCTAATAAAATTTTAGATACTTTGAGTAAAAATTCCTCACAACTGAATAAGAGTAATGCGGAGTTTTTAAAACAATCACAAAATTCAAATAAACATTTAAAACAAATATCAGACAATTCAAAAATTGCAAGTGATCAAGCAAAACAAAAATTAAAAGCAGATGATTTTGCAGAAGAACGAAATGCGGAAGCTGCATCGGAACAAAAATTATTTTCAGAAAAAGCACAAGAAACTCAACAGCATCAAAATGCTGAAATGATAACAAAATTAACAACTTTAGATGAATCTATAAATTCTCTTTCACTGAGCGGTGGTGGAGAAGGTGGTGGAGGATTGCTTGGTGGTATTTTTGGTGGTTTGATGGATCTGCTCAAAAAAGGAATAGCAGAATTGTTACCAATTGCACTTAGCGCATTGGGTGGATTAATGGGAACTTTAGCAGGATTAGCTGGAGCATTATTTGAAAATCCAATCTTTTTAGCAGCACTCACCGCCGCATTAGCAGGTGCAGCTGGTTATTTAATATTTAAGAAATTTGTAGAACCTTGGATGGATGATAAACAAAAAGAAGTTAAAGCTGCACTTAAGGATGTGGCAGAAGGTCCATCTATAAGAAAAGAAGATGTAACTACTGACAAGGGAGAACAAGTTTTCAAAAAAGAAGACACAAAAACAGGTAATGTTTCATATGTATCAGAAAGTCAAATGAAACAAGAACTTGCAACCATGACTCCTGAAGAAAGAAAGAAGACAGAAGAGGGAGAAGGGCAAGTCTCATATAGCAAAGCATCAAATATTGTGGATGTACATTCGGGAATGTATACGGGAGATGCACTAAAAACAGGATCGTCTATTGAAGAAATTAATAAGGCTGCAAAAGAAATAGAACAAGCAAATTTGAAAATGAGTCCTTCCGAAAAAGCAATGAAGAATTTCACAAGAGAAATTACAAATTTTGATGAATCTTTTAGAAGCAGACTTGCAAAAACAATGACTGCATGGGCAAACTCAGGAGGATTGGAAACTTCATTAGCAGGATCTAGAGAAAATTTCAAAGAAGTATTAGGTGCGCTTTATAACGAACACACCAGTATAATTAATCGTCTTAGAAGTAATAAAGACATATCAGAACAAGATAAAATACAACTAACAGAACTTAGTCCTCTTTTTGATAAATCTTTAGAAGAAGATCCAGATTATGATACTTTATGGGTTCTTGGTTATGATTTACCAAATGGCGAAGGATTAACTTTTGATTGGGGATCTTCTTCTCAGACAATAGAAGAAAATAGAGCAAAAATTGATGCGGAATTTAATTCTCCATCGAACCGCGCAAAAGAATTAAAGAAAAAATATCAAGCACTAGAAGAAAAGCAAAAAAATACACAACCAGTTAAAGGTATGGAAATGCCACCACAGGCAGCAGATGGTGCAGTGGTTTATCCAAAAACAGGTAAAGGTGTTCTCACTAATATTTCCGAAGATATGAAACCAGAAGCAGTTGTTCCGCTTGACAAATATGTAATCAGTGAAAAAGATCAAATACAAGAAACTGAAGTTGGTGGAAATATTGCAAATGCTATGCGTTCATCGTATTTTGAAGAACGAGATGCAAAACTACAATCATATCAACCAGTTATCATCAACAATGTAAACAATAATAGCATGGGTGGCGGTGGAGAAGGTGCTAACATGCAATATCAAACAAGTCTTGCTCGTACTTTCGATACTGTATACGAAATGCTGCTTCAGAAAAACATGAAGATTGCAATAGAATAAAAGAACAACCCCACTTTCGTGGGGTCATCCTTCGAAGTAGCGGTTGTTTAAACCTTATTCGTCTTGCGCCAACTTCTTGAAGTAGTCAAGCGCAGACTCCTCTTCCTCATCCTCAGTCTCCTCAGAAACCTTTGGAGAAGACTTCTGCTTCATTGCAGGAGCAGCCTTAGTCTTCGGGGAATCGTCATCGTCAAAATCATCAAATGATTCCGCAGTCTTAGAGGTGATCTTTGCATCACCCTTTAGTACCTCGTCTAGACGAGTCTTTAGTTCCTCGTAGGACTTGAAACTGGAAGCATCGTTGAACTCCTTGAGTGGAGTTTGCTTCTTCCAAAGTGCTTCCAACTTTGCATCATCACCATCAAGTACGGGAGAGGGAGTCTCAAACTCGCTCTTATCGTAATTGGTGTAACCAGCAACCTTGCGAATCTTCAACTTGAAGTTAGCACCCTGCCAGAAATCAAAAACATTTACCGCTTGATCGTCCGCAAATTCGGGTTGGATCTTTTCCATGATCTTATCGAAGATCTTCTTACCGAACTTGAAGAGGAAGATCTTTCCTTCATTTTCGGGGTGCTTTGGATCGGAAACAACGAGAATGTTCGCAATGTACGACAACTTGCGCTTACGCTCACGGGCAATCTCCTTATCCTTCTCATTACCACTGTTCCAAAGAACAGTATTCATTTCTGAGACAGGATCCTTCTTACCAATTGTGGTTAGAGAGTTCTCAATATACCAACCGCCTGGTCCCTTGAAACCATGAGTAAAGATGCGAACCCACGGAACATCTTCACCTTCAACTGCGGGGAGGAAACGAACGACTGCGAAACCGTTTCCTGCTTGATCGACTTCGGGCTTCCAGAAGCGATCATCCTTGTACGACTCGCTACCCTTGTTCAACTTATCCAGTTCCTGAGTAAGACGGGAAATAGTTGCTTGCGAGTTCTTCTTAAGATCCTTGAATGACATATATTCTCCTTGTACGATGTGTACGCTGTGTAAAACGATGTGTGTAGTATAGCAGAGAGTTCTGCTGTGTCAAGTGTATTTATAGAGGCAGACGAGCGGATTTTGGAAGAAGATTAATCGTTTCTCCCTCTGCTCGTATCTTTTCAATTATTGGTTTAGAAAGATGTTTGGCAACATAAGAAGGATCAATGTTCTTCTCTTCGCAGAATGCCAAAATTGCTTGAATATATCCGTCTTTATTGTTTAAGACGATCTTTTCTATTTCTTGATTTATGTTTATTTCATTTGTTTCTATGATCATGATAAATTATCTTTATGTATTTCGAATAACTGGTTTATAAAATTGTCGGAAACTATTGCAGTTTCGTTTCTATTATACAACAAATATGGTTCCGTGTCAATATTATTCGAACAAGATACTATGATACCATCATAACAAAATGTTTCATTTTCAAAATCAGATGAAGCTAATATTTTGTAATTATTGTCAATTAAAAAATTTATACAATCTTTGTGAAGTTGTTGACTATGAGTAGATACAAAAATATAATCAACTAATTTATTTTTAAGTATATTTGTACTATCCCGAAGCATTTCATACTCATATCCCTGTATATCTGCCAATAAAATATCTATTTTTGATATATTATTAGAGATAACAAATTCATCCAGTTTTATACCCGAGTTTGATACGAATCCATGTATAAATGTTCCGTTCTTTAAATTATTAATATTAAAATGTTCTATTCCTAAATTTAAAGCATTAACTTCACTTTCTATTAAAAAACATTTACCATTGCAATTTTTTTGCAAAAACGACATAGAATAATAAGACCAATATGATCCCAATTCTATCATTAATGGATTTTTATTTTTTATTTTTTCTATTATATCGTAGAATATAAATTCTTCACTAGGTTCATGCACACCTTTGTTTATTATAAAAATATCACTAAATGATCCATAATAACTAT